ACAGGTGTTACAGCGGCTAACATTTTAGCTATCTTAGAAGCTATGTGGTTGGCACGTACTGAAGAGTTGGCAGAGAGAAACGACCTAATATTGTATTTACCGAAAGTATGGTATGATTTGTACATTTCAGCTTTGAAAAATGCTAATATGTACCATTATGTTTCTACCGATGGTGACACGAAATATTACGGTACTGAGATGACTATTCGTCCTACTTATGGGCTTAGAACTTTGAACCGTGCATTTATCACTTATCCAACTAATTTAGTGATTGGAATGGATGGAGATAATGACGAGGAATTTACTTACAGAATTGATCCTGTAACTAACAAAAAAATCTTAGTAGATGCTTTGTTTACAAGAGGCGCACAGGTTTATTTTGTTGAGCAAGTGGTTGAATTCACTTTAGTACCTTAGTCAAAAAAAGTAAATAATTAGAGGGGTGAAATTCCCCTCTTATTTAATTTAAAAAAGAAAATGAGTACAATCAATTCATATAGTGACATCTTTAGAAAAGACAAAATCACCAATAAATTTGTTGACATTGACAAAACTATCTACGTTCAAGAAATTCAATTAACAGCGGCTAATCTTATCGCAATGCGGACTACTCCCGTTGTGGTTGTTCCTGCCGTTGCTGGTCAGGTTCTTGATTTTGTTGGTGCGGTTTGTGTTTTCGATTACAATAGTGTGCAATTTACAGGTGGTGGATCGGTTTCATTTGTTGAACAAACAAGCGGAACGGGGTTATCTGGAAGTATTGCCGACACGGTAATTAAAGCGGCTGCAAACTCGATCACGAAAGTGTTACCAGTAGCAGCGACTTTAACAGAAAACAAAGGAATTTGTATCACGAACGGTACGGCGGCGTTTGCAGCTGGTAACTCAGTGATGCGTGTAAAAGTAGCGTACAGAAGATACGCAACAGGATTATAAATAATTTAAAAAAAATTCAAATATGGCATGTGTATTAACATCAGGATTCGCAGAAGAATGCGATGACAGTTTAGGAGGGATAAAAGCAGGACAGTTTTTAGTCGGTCAGCTTGACACCGTTTCGGCTTCTACTGTTGTAGCTGGACAAGTTACCGTAATTACTCAAGTAGCGTTGACAAACTTTTATCGCTACTACATGAAGAAAGAAACGGCGAACGCTGTTATCACGACAACCAAAGATCCATTAACAGGGACTACAGTTTCGGAAACAGTAGTAACGGCGATGCTTCAAAAAATGACCGCAGCTAAAAATGTTGAGTTTAAACTTTTAGCAGGTAAACCGCTAGTTCTTATTTATCAAGATCAGAATGGTTTATGGTGGACAGTTGGAATCACCAACGGAGCTGAATTACTTTCTCAAGCAGCTCAAACAGGACAAACTTTGAACGATCAGAACGGTTACACGTTGACGTTTACGGCTCGTGAAGGGCATTTACCTTATACAGTTGACCCAACGGTGGTAGCTGGATTGGATATTGTTTAAAATTAAACAAAAAAAATAAGGGGAGATTTTAACCGATCTCCCTTTTTTAAATTATATTTATGATTAAAAGTAAATTAATTGGAGCAAAAATGTTGACTAAAGTAGGTTGGATTACAATCGAAGAAGGTCAGGACAAACTTTATAAGAAATTAGGACTAGATATTTTTGAAGATGAAATTGAACAAGGGAACGATCACAAACAACGTATCATTAAGTCTAAAAGAAAAAACAACGATAAGCAATCCGATTTATCTATTTGAGTTCACTAACGACACCACAGGACAAAGTAATACGTGCATTTGTCAAGACGTTTCAGTAGTTGGAGTACAAAGAGATAGGGCGAACCTTTTCAATATTACTGAGGGTACTAATAACCGCCTTAATTCGATGCTTATTTTATTTAATGAGGGGCGTTATCGGTACGTTATTCGCCAACAAGTTTCATCTACTAATTTAGATCCAGCTTTGAGCGGTGACATTGTGGAGCGTGGAATCATGGTACTTTTGTCAACCGCTGAAAACCCATACACAGAACACGAAATTGAATTAACATATATATCACATGAGCCATAATTATTTCATAGGTCAAAGCGGTCGTTTAATTGCTTTTAATTCGCATAAAACGCCTGAATTTAAGGAGCAACAATCAGTTGATTGGGTGTTGTATGGAAGTGATGACGAATGGAAAAATAGATACCCAGACTATTCAATTCACAATTATAATTCCAGCCCTAAGAATAATACCATTATCAATAAAAAATGTGAGTATACAATAGGGCAAGGACTTACTTACGATTCTATTGGGCTTGATTTACCTAGAAAAATTGAAGCTAAAACATTCATCCACAAAATTAAAGATAATGATTGTTTTCCAAGATCGGTAAAAGATCGTGCCATTCATGGGGGGTTTGCAAATGAAATGATTTACAATAAAAAAGGTGATAAGGTTATGCCTTACCATGTTGATTTTTCGTATATCAGAATTTCAAAACCTAAGTGGAACGAAAAAGAAATGAAGTACGAAGATCCAATTTTTTATTACACATCCAATTGGAACGTTCGTAAACCACAGGAAAATAAAGACTGGACTATTTTCCAAATGTTTAAATGGGATGAATCGCCAGAGCCATCAAAACGATACCTATACTACTACAAAGATTATCGCCCTAGTTTAGGCGTGTATCCTTTGCCTGAGTATGTGGCGTGTGTTCCGTATATTTCAGCCGATTTTGAGATAGCTAACTTTACGTACAATAATGTCAAAAATGGTGCAACGGCTGGTTATTTGGTGAACTTCTTTAATGGTGAACCGAGCGAGGTACAAAAAAGGAACATAACCGAAATGTATCGGAACACGTTTCACGGAACTGACAACGCTGGTAAGTCGTTATTATCGTTTAATGAATCCAAAGATTCGGGCGTTGAGGTTACACCAATTAATCCAAACGGTCAGGATGATAGGTTTACCAATTTAAACAACTCTATACGGGATGAAATTTATACGGGTCATGGGGTTGATCCTGTTGTGGTTGGTTTGAAAGGTGACAACGGATTTAATAATAATGCAGACGAAAAGCGAACCGCTGTTAATGAGTGGCAAAATTCGTATGTTGATACGGTACAAGGTGTTTTTGAGGATTACTTTACGGATGTAATGAATTTTAACGGTATCGTTGGAAAGGTTAAAATTCTTAAAAAGCAACCCGTATCAAAACCACTTTCTGAAGCTATACTTACTCAAATTTCAACTATTGAAGAACTTAGAGAAATGGCAGGGCTTGGAAAATCAAAAGTTCAACCTAACCCCGTTAATGATTCACTTACTCAATTATCGCCACTTGTTCAAAATAAGATACTTGATTCAATGAGTTTAGAAGAAATTAGGTCGCTAATCTCTTTGAAAACTTTAAGTCCGATTGATAAAGCAGAAGTAAAGACTACCCAAACAATGTCCAAAGATGACCAACTTTTACGAATGTTTGTCAACTCAGGAATATTTGATGATGAATGCGAATTGATTGATAAAAGAGAAATACCGATTTTTAGCACAAAGGACGCGTTTAAGAAGGGAAATGAGTTTAAAGATATGTTTGTGAACCAAACTGAAATAAATGCTTTAAAGCTACTTATCGGAGAAACTCCAGAAGCTGAAATAAAATCACTTTTGCAAATTACAACGGATGAGTATAATGAAATTTTAAGATCACTCCAAGAACAAAAGCTACTTAATGACGAATTGACCGTTACCAACAAGGGGAAGCGTGAAGCGAAAAAAAGCGAGGTTTTTGTGGTTTATAAATATGTGAAACGTTCCGATGTGGATGGACCAGCAATTATAGAAACTACACGACCATTTTGTAAGAATCTTATCCGATTAAGTGCAAACAAAAGCTGGAGGTTAGAAGATATACAAGCAATGAATAATGACATGCCAACGGATAGTATAGCTTCAGATGTGTTTACAAGTCGGGGCGGTTGGCGAACGATCGAGGGTACAAATATTCACGTACCTTTCTGCCGCCACGTATGGGAACAAAGATTAGTAAGGTCAATTTAAAAAACAATATACCATGGTAAGAGCATTATTTATATCTGAGAAATTTCTAAAAGATCACACGGCACTTGACGAGAATATTGACATGAAAAAAATTCGTCCAACTATTTATCAATGTCAAATTCAGTACATTCAGTCCTTAATTGGTACGCAATTGTATGACGATTTACTCGCTAAAGTAGTAGCAGGTACATTAGCAGGGAATGATTTGATTTTGGTGAATAACTACATTGCAGACTGTTTAACCTATTGGTGTATGTACGAACTTCAAATCCCTTTATTGTTTAATTTCAGGAATAAGTCGACCGCTACAAATAACAGCGAACATTCGCAACCGATCACCACAAAGGAATTAGATCGAATTGAAAATAGATACAAGCATAAAGCGGACTATTTTAGCAAAAGGATTGAATTGTACCTACTTGCAAACGCTAATCTTTACCCACTTTATATGAAGTCAAATGCTATTGATGAAGAGTTACCTCAATCAAATAGCGGTGGCACTAGCTTATATTTGGGTATGGGTGAAACAGAATGCAATAGGTTTCTTTTTTCTACCTAAAAAATAAAAGTTACTTTTATGAGTAAATTCAAAACAATAGATAAGAAATTACTAAAATATTATGCTAAGTTACAACAAGATAATCCAATTAAACCGAGACTTTGCCAACAATCATTGGCAAATAAAAACGTTCGGTAACGGAGCAGCTTATAATATTGTCCTTCATGATAAAGAGGATTGGTTTACTTATCCGCTTATGTGGATGGAAGATTTACCGTTCCCTTTAAATGACAAAGAGTTCCAATTTTCTTTTCGGGTTTATTTTATTGCTCAAGTTGCACAATTAGAGGACCAAGAAACTGACCTAGATTCAACAAATGAAAATGAGGTTAAAAGCGACATGATCCAATGCGCTCAAGATTTGCTTTCTTTTTGGGGTCAGGATTCGGATTACTCAAATTTAATTTTAGTAAAGTCGGGGATTGTTTTTAATACGATTACGGACAAATTCAGCGACCGTGTAACAGGTTGTTATATTGACCTGAAATTAAAGCAGGGATTCACATATAACAAGTGTGCTATTCCTATGACGGGAGTAACACCGCCGCCAAGCGTTGCATGTCAAGACGCAACGATAAATATTAACGGAACAGCATTTACAACCGTTGCAAGTGGGGGTTTACTAAATATTGGAGTTGAATACCAAACGAGCGAAGCAAACCCCATTCATTCAATAGTTGGCGATAATATTATTATAGTGGATCCCGTTCCGATTGTTTGTGAAGATGCTACTTATAATTTATTGAATAGTTTGGCACAGAACAAAGGCACGGGAACAATAGCAAGCGGCGCAACCGAAAGCATAAACCTCAGCGATTCAATTGTGGACGTTTATTTAGATAGTGTTTTAGTTGGTACGGCATCCGTACCTTATGGGAATAATGAAACAATCAATGTAACTTTTAGTTAATAAAATGGCAATAGATATAGAAATAGATTCAAGTGGACTAGTTAAAAAATCGGCATATACCCCAGCGCATTCGATTTTAGTACAGCAGTCAGGAACAGGAAGTCCAACGGCTTTGCAGATTTCAAACAATACCCTAGTCGGTCGCTTGAGTGGTGGCGGTTCGCTTATTAATGACCTCAGCGCAACGGATGTTAAAACCTTGCTTGACATTCAAATCTCAGACGTTGACAATTTACAAACGTCATTGGATGGTAAACAGCCTAGTGGTGACTATGCTACGAACACGGCACTAAGTAGCGGACTAGCAACTAAGCAGCCTTTAATTGCGCCTTTAATGCCATACGATTATTGGTATGAAACTAGATTTTTGCAAGCAAACGTTGTTCAACCGCACTTATTAGGTGCAGCAATATCGAGTGGAACGGCAACCACCGCCGTGCCTGTTTTGGCTAGTAACACCCTTTATCCTTATGGGGTATTTTTACGGTCGTCAACTACTGCCAACGGTGGTTATAAATTTTCGACTACCTTATTAAATTCTAATTTTTTCGGTGGGGTTGCTATAAAGTTTCAAACGGCTATCATGTGGAAAACATCGTTTACAGGTCGAACCGTAAGAGTGGGGTATCATGATGGGGCAACCGTAGCCGATGTCAGTGATGGTGGTTATTTTGAGATATTGGATAATGTGGTTAATTGCAAGACATCGAACAATTCCATACGTACAACCGTTACAATGGCAACCACATTATCACTTGATGAAATTTATTTATTTGACATTGAATGTAACACCGCTGGAACATTAATCACTTACAAATTAATTAACGCAAATACAAACGTTGTGATTGAAACAGCAACTATTGCAACAAACATTCCAACCGCAACAACAAGGGGCTTCGGAGTTTCTCTAGTTGCAACCGAAGCAAGTATAACCGCTAGTGATATTTGCGTAATTTACTATGCAGGGAACGGAACATTAAGCGGATTTAATAGAATAAGAAACTAAGTTATGAGAACAAAATATATAGTTGAATTTAATTCAAACGGGGCAAAAGTAAAGATTGAATTTTTAACCAAAGAGCAAAGAGATCAGTTTGTAATTGATGCCGCAATTATAAACCCAATCGTTTCAGAAATTGAAGAAGAAATACCTTTAGAAGCATGAGAGATAAAATAACTTTAGAGCGAATTAAAACAGCACACCCTGTAATTAGAGAGGAATTACAAGAATTGTATATTGCAATAAATAATAAACTACCCAAAGGCGTACGGCTTCGTTTTAGCCACGTTTATAGGTCGAATGAGGTGCAAGATGCTTTGTATAACAAACGCCCTAAAGTGACCAATGCAAAGGGCGGTCAATCGATCCACAATTACGGGTTGGCGTTCGATATTGTGATCCTGTTTGATACGGATGGGAACGGTACTTTTGAAACCGCTTCATGGAAGCAAGATGAACATTTTGCGAAAGTTGTTAGTTTTTTCAAAAAAAATGATTATACTTGGGGCGGTGATTGGACTAGCTTCAAAGATAATCCACATTTTCAAAAGGATTTCGGATATACATGGCGAACGCTTATTGATTTAGAAAAATTCACCGATACAAATGGAATTAGTTACCCAAAAATTAAACTATGAAAACAATTATAACACCATTAATTTACATCGCATTTGGCTTTGGATTAGCATGCGGAGCGTTTTATTTTTATTCATTGAACCAAGAGCCAACCACGCAAGTTGTGAACACGTTCCGTAAAATCAAGAATAAAAAAGGAACAACCGAAATAGATGTCACAAGCGAAGTCACACCGCCAGTTGAAGAACCAAGACGAAACCGCCGTAATAAATAAAACCCAAAAACAGACCTACCCATGTCGAATTTAATTGAACTACTTAAACAACCTAGCATCCTTTATTTAATCATTGGAACGCTTATAGCCCTTACTCCGATCATATCCAAGTCCGTTAAATGGTTTTGGACATCCACAAAAGCAGACGTTAAAAAAGAGGTTATTAATGAGCTGAAAGAGGACAACCAAGCGTTCAAGGATTTAATGCACGAGCAAATGGAAGTAGTAAAAGATACTGTTGAGGTGGTGAAAGATAGTATTGAGGTAATGAAAAGTGATGGTAAAATGCGCCAAAAACAACATGAGGGATTAATGAAAGTAATGGATTTGCATATTACCGAGCTAGTCCACATGAGGCAAAAAGTCGATAACCATGAGGAACGAATTGAAAAAATAGAGAAAGTAAAATGAAACAAGAAATAAAAGACTTTGTTATTGGATTCCTTTACACATTCTCGAATAATGCAAAAGGTAATTCAGCACGTAAAACAACGGCGTTTGCGCTTATGTTATGCGTGGGTTGGGTACATTATAGCTATTTGTCAATTGACACGGCTGCAAGCATTTTGTTAATTGATTTGTCATTCGTTGCCCTATTGCTAGGGATTGTCACGGCTCAAAATTTGATTGAATTAAAACTTGGTAAAAAAGAAAAAACATGCGAAAAAGATTAAGTGATGAAATTGCAATTAAATTAGGATTAAAATTAATAACTAGCGACAAAGATGGCAATCCAAAATATTACTTGAACAAAAAAAAGTTAGAAGAATACAATAAACTTGTCAACCTTGAAAAATTATCAATCAAAGGTAAAAGCACCCTAAGTGACAAAGATGGCAATTTGGTCATGGAGTGGGTTAAAACAGAAGTTAGCGAAAAGGATAAAATTGAAAACCTTAGACAGGCGATTAAGGCGCTTAATGATGACATAATACCATGCAAAATAACTCCCAAGCCACAGGGTGAAACCTATTCAAATTTAATTAATCAATATACATTGACCGACTACCATTTAGGTATGATGGCATGGGGTGAAGAAACGGGAGCGGATTGGGATATTAAAATAGCAGAAGAAACTTTGATCAAGTATTTCAAATATGCTATTGAAAGTAGTCCGAAAGCTGAAACGGCTATCTTTGCGCAATTAGGTGACTTCCTGCATTGGGATGGCATGGATGCGGTGACACCACAAAGTAGAAATTTATTAGACGCTGATACAAGGTTCACGAAATTAGTCAGGGTTGCTATTAAAGTGATTCGCCAAGTCATTAATATGCTATTGCAGAAATACCCAACCGTTAAATTAATAATGGCAGAAGGTAACCATGACATGGCTTCATCGATTTGGCTACGTGAAACCCTAAGTATCTTTTATGAGAACGAACCACGTATAATAATAGATACCAATCCTAGCCCGTATTACTGCATCACATGGGGCGATTGCTGTTTATTTTATCATCACGGCCACAAAAAGAGTGCAGAAAGTTTAGATTCTGTTTTCGTGTCAAAATTCAAGTCTGAGTTTGGGAAGTCAAAATTCGTTTATGCGCATACCGGTCATTTGCACAATACAAAAATGATTGAGACAAATTTAATGATAGTCGAGCAACATCGGACACTAGCGACCAAAGATGCCTATGCTAGTCGTGGCGGTTGGAGTAGTGGGAGAGATTCAAAAGTAATCACATATCACAAACAATTTGGTGAAGTGGATAGGCGTACTATTAATATTGATGCAATTTCTTAAAAAAAAATGTTTGAATTAAAAAATTTAACTATATTTACATTTCTGACATAATAATTTAGTATTTTTTCGTATTTCGTTAAAACCTCTAGTTCCCAGCTAGGGGTTTTTTTTGTCTTATTTTCAGCTACTTAGATAGGTTTGTTAAATTTTTAACATAATAAATTGAAAATAATTTAATTTAGTTGCACCTAATTAAAATAATGTTTGTATATTTGTCAGACAGAAACGAAAAAAATATATTATGACAACAGTAGAAATTTACGCAAACAAAGACAACAGCAAAAAAATTTACATTATCAAGGTTGTTAAACCAAACACAAAAAAAAGTTTATTTTTTCCACAAACCCCTGAAGGTAAAAGATTAAATTCTACTCTTTTTGTAAGAAAATACGATGCTGTAAACTTAGGTAGAATTTATTTAAACAATTAAAACTAATGGAGAAACAAAAAAGAGGGGTAAAACCTAAAGAAGATCGAGACCAAATTAAAGAACGTTTGACAATATTCGTTGAAAAATGGAAGTCCAAAAAAATAGGTAAAGATCAAGCCAAGAAAATAGCATACACGGCAATTTCAAACGCCTGTAAAGAAAATCAATTAAAAACAAATTAATATGTCACCAGAAAAACAACTAATAAAAGAAATCAAAAAAATCGTGTACGAACATGAAGCCGACCCCGACCAAATTAATTCGGTGGTGATTCGATACCGCTTAGCAATTAGTAAAGTAACTAGAACCGAAGCAGAACATTTAATATATTGCGCTTGCATAGCTACAAATGCGGATGCTTACATCGTAATATCCAAAATTCGAAAAGCAACGGCCGTACGAGCTAGATATTTAGTTTGGAATCATATCAGAACTACAAAGCCTTCGATGTCGTTTAGACGAATTGGATTAATTACAGGCGGTCACGATCACTCGACTGTTATGCACGGACTAGCAGCGTTAAATCAATGGCTGGAGTATGACAAAGAGATAATTGAGGAGTACAAAATATTCAATAAATTACTAGCAGCATGTTAAACAATTATCCCATCAATACTTTGATCAACAAAATCGAGGAATTGCAAAAGGAGCGAAAACGGATTAAGAACTGTTTAGAGTGGTTTGAAGATGAAATGACCACACAGGCATACGAACGGATCGACACGCTTATTGATTCGCTCGAAACAGCGGTTAAATTATTGAGAGAGTTTACAGAATCAAATTAAAAAATAGAGATATGAAACAAAAATTGATAGTAATTTTAATAGGTTTCAGCGTTTGTGTTTTATTCCTAAATTTTGAAACCAAGCCGCAACCGGTTATTGAAATAAATGTAATCGATCAAGTTGAAACTAAGTTTCTGAAAATTGACCGTGCAACAACATACAATCCTACTAAGTGGCAATGTGATGCCGATCCATTAACCACCGCCGACAATTCATTGATTGACGTTGAAAAATTAAAAGCCAATGAAATCAAATGGGTGGCACTTTCGAGGGATTTAATTTTAGATCCTTACCGAAATAGTTATTTTCCGCACAGGGGGCATTGGAACGGTTTATTTTCTTTCGGTGACACAATAGACGTTCGATCGGTTTCAAGCCCTCAGATCAACGGCAAATGGGTTGTGCGTGATTGCATGAATGCTAGGTACAAAAATAGTATTGACTTTCTTTTGGATAGCCAAAGCAATAAACCGAAGCTAGGGCTTTGCAAAGATTTAATAATTAAGCTATGAAAGTAAAACGATTCCACAGGATTAGGACGGGGTTTTGGCTATTCATGGAATGGCTACTATTGCAATAGCAAAAAAAAAGTTAGATTTTTATTAGTACATTAGAATTAATTTGTATATTTGTAGTATAGTTACTGGTCTGACAATAAAGTAACTCAAGGAATTATTAACAAGCCTTGCAATGAATTGAGAAGTCAGACCCTCAAGGATTTGCAAGGCTTTTTTAATTTAATTAAATAATATGAACATTTTAGAAAAAGCAAATGAGATAGTAAATCTAAGATCAGAAGAAAAAGAAAGATATTACGGTCCTTTTGAAGAAGGAATGGCTAAAGCAGCCAAAATTGCATCTCTTATGTCTTCTAAGGACATAACTACTGTTGACATGTATAATTGTATGATTGCGTTAAAACTATCAAGACAGTCATACAGCAATAAAGAGGATAATCTACTTGATGCAGTAGCTTATATAGGTAGTTTAAACAATACAATAAATAAATAATATGAAAAAAATAGGAATGATAGGGGTTATTTCTAACCCTGTTAAAAGTAACAATTCTCATAATGGTGGATGGACTTATGTTTGTAAAGCTATTTTAGAAAATAAATTTAATAGCAAAATAGATATACTAAATGAAACAGATGATTGGAATAATTACAGTAATTTAATAATAAATGAAGGGGTTAACTATAAAATTGGAGTTTACAACTTTTTTGGTGGGGTATCTGATAAGACTATAGTTAAATTACTTAAACTAAAAGATTTTAAAGGTCAAGTTTTATGTATAAATGAAATAATAGACTACAATGATATGTGTAAAAAAAGAAAAGAATTAATAGAATATAGAAATTTAAATTTTAATATACCTGAAGTAATAGAATTGGATAAATTATCTAACTATTTAGTTCTTGGTGATAGTCATTCTTTATCCGTGTTTAAACCTGAATATTGCATATCAAGAAATGATGGTAAAACACTACATGGTTTTCTTAAAGAAGGAATTAAATATTACATTCATGATTCAGTTAGCAAATTAGTCTTTTACGCTGGAAATATAGATATTAGATTTCATGTAATTAAATATGGAATAGAATCAATTGATAATATGATTTTAGAATTAGAATCTCAGTTAAAAAATCTAAAGATAAAAGATATATCTTTAGTAGAATTGTTGCCTATAGAAAATGAAAGTAGAAAAATACCAGGAACAGGAAAGTTTAATGGATCTAACTTTAACGGAACTAGATTAGAAAGATTGGAAATGGCAATTCATTTTAACAAAATGATCAATATGATTGCTAACAATAATAACTGGAAAGTTTTAAAATGGAATTTTAATTATCAAGAAGAATTAAGTTTTGATAATATGGAAGCAAAACAATCAGTTCATTTAAGGCCAACATCATATATGTTTGCTAATGATTTTATAAATATAGAAACTAAAAATTTATTCTCATGTTAGAAGTATTTAAAACATATTACTCTAAAGCTAAAATGATGCAAGAGTTAAAGTACAAAGGCTTTAATTGGACTAAAGAAGATATTAATGATGACTTGATATGGAATGTCCCTATATATGATGTAGTTAATAGAAGATATGCTGCATTTAGCTCTTTGTTAGAAGCTATAAAATATAAAGAAAATGACCCTAAAGATAACGGAATTTATTTTAATAGTTTACAAGAAACAATTACAGATGAAAACTTTATTAAGTTATGTTATTTATTCAGATTGTGTGGCTCAGGAATTAATTATAAGCATAAAAAAGAAGATCAAGAACCTTTTGGAACACATGGTTTTGGTAACTTCTGGATTGTTGAAGAATTAAAAAAAGGATGTTCATTTTATGAAGATTGGATTTCATGTATACCTGAGAATAAATTCTGTGATGTTAAAGGTTATTTACTGCCTATGATTAAAGGAGGATTACGTAACTTTATTATAAATGAAAGTAAAGAACTAACAAACTATTTAATAGACTATGTTTATAATAATAAAGGATTAGGTATAAAACAAGTTGTTGATGAAGGTAATAGTTACTTAATGGAAAGAGGTTTTAAAAGACAGAATTTTGTTTTAACAGCTTTCGCGATGGACTTAGCTGAATATTTTCCTAATATAGTTGATAGAAATAGTGATACGTATATTGGTAGTAATGCTAAAAAATGTTTAAAAATGATATTACCAAATATGAAAACTGATGAAGCTCTTAGATTCTTATGTAAAGAAACTGGAAACAAATCAAAACCTTACGATATGGAAGATATAGCATGTGATTTTATTAGATACTTAGATAATTTTCAATCAGAAGACCACATAAAAAATAATAATAACTTAAAATATAAAAACAATGTTTCTCAATAAACAAATAGGTTCAGAAAACAAAGATCTTTTAAATGGTAAAAATCTAGAATATTATTTAGAACTAACTAAAAATTTTCAAAGTAGTTTTCAAGATTTTGTAGTAAAAGAAGTAAATGGATTCTTTGTAATAGATGAATCAGTTTCTAATCCAGTAGGTGCTAAAGCAAGATTTGGTGAATTATTAATGCAATTAAACACTAAGAAAGAGATAGTTTATGTACAACCAAGGAAAGGATTTGCAGGTATTAGTTTATCTTATCTTTGTAAAAAATACAATAAAGATTTAACTTTAGTCATGCCTTCTAGTGCTAAAGCTTCTGAGCATCAAAGATTATGTATTGAATATGGAGCCAAAGCTTTATTTGCTAGAATAGCTGCTATGCCTAATGCTGGTTTAATAGCTAAAAAATACGCAGCAAAAAGAGATGCTTTATTTATTCCTTTAGGTTTGCAACATGAATTAGTTACTGCTTGTGCTGTAAGAAGTGTTTATGATTTTTTTAAAGACAAAGAGAAACCTAAAAAAATGTGGTGTGTCATATCAACAGGTGTTTTATCCAGAGCTTTGCAAATAGCACTTCCAGATACTGAATTTGTAAATGTTGCTGTAGCTAGAAATATTCATCAAGGAGAATTAGGCAGAGCTAAGTTTATTAGTTACCATAAACCTTTTAACGCTAAATCTGATTTGATACCTACAGAGTTTAACTGTGAATCAACTTACGATGCTAAAGGATGGGATTACCTTAATAAATATGGTGAAAAAGGCGATTGGTTTTTTTCTGTAGCTGGAGATTCGGACAAAACAACAATACCAGAAAGCAGCATTGATAGTTATAGAGATTGGAACGACTTAAAAGACTTTAAAGATGAGATTTAATAATGCGACAGAAGCTTTTGAGAAGCTTTATAGTGAAGTAAATTCTTCAGGTAAAATAACTAAATATACCAAAGCTATTTTTAATATAGGTTTCTATATAGATAATCCTTTAGATAGAATTATAACTACAGATTATAGAAATTTTAATAGTGATTATGCTGAGTTTGAATGGCAATGGTACTTATCAGGAAACGCAGATGCAACTGAAATAGCTAAGAAAGCAAAGATATGGTATAAATGCATGGATCAGAATGGATATGTAAATTCGAACTATGGTTACCAATGGAATAAAGGTAAACAACTTGATTATGTGATTAATGAATTAATTAAGAATAAAGATTCAAGAAGAGCATCCATTTCTATTTATGATGCAAAAGATAGGTATAATTTCGAGAATGATACTCCTTGTACTTATGCTATTAACTTTAGGATTTTAGATGATAAGTTAAATATGTCAGTTATGATGCGTTCTAACGATCTCTGGTACGGTTTTGCTAACGATCAATATTGTTTCTCAAAACTACAAGAGTTAGTAGCTAACAGGTTAGATATAAAAGTAGGATCTTACTTCCACTTTGTTAATGATTTACATTTATACAATAATTTTTTAAATAAAAACAAATGAAAGCAGTAGTTAAATCAATAATAGGTCCTTATGATGGACCATTTGAAAAAAACATAATTACTTACAAACTAAGTATTGGATTAAATGAAATAGTATGGCATGAAAATGGCTATCGACCAATGAATAACTTAGATATAAAAGTAGGAGACGTTTTAAGTGGCTTAGTTTTAAATGGAAATAAGCCTAATTATAATAAATCAATAATAGTAAACACACAATTAAAATTACAATTATGAAAATGGAAAATGAATTCCAACCTATAAGGGATTGGGCAGAAGCAAAAGGTATTTTTGCTAAAGGTGATATAAAAACGCAGTATATTAAATTGCAAGAAGAAGCTGGAGAACTAGCAAAAGCAATTATAAAAGACGACAAAGATGAGTTTATAGATGCTTTAGGCGATTGTACCATAGTATTGGTTAACTTAGCTAAATTGGGTGGTTATAACTTAGAAGATTGTATAAATTCTGCCTATAGTGTAATAGCTAAAAGAACTGGAAAAATGGAAAATGGAACTTTTGTAAAAAATATAATATGAAAGAATATATTTTAAAAATTAATTGATAATAAAATATTTAATTAATTTTGTAATAAATAAAGTAACGTCGAACTTACTAAAAAATTTTATTAAAAGCTCTATTTCTTAATGCCTTTCGACGTGGCTAGAGAGATAGGGCTTTACTTTTAAATTATGTAAAAATGGCTAAAGAACTACCATATTTTAAATTTGAACCTAATCAGTGGGAAAATGGCAATATTCAAATTTTGACTAGAGATCAAAAAGGTTTATTTATAGACCTGTGCAGTATTTATTGGTCACGTGTTGGAGAATTGTCTCACAAATTAGCTATTCAAAAATTATGCAACGGCAATGCGACCGCATTAGATTTGCTTTACGAAGAACAAATAATTGAGGTTATTGAGGGTAATATTTTTATTAAATTTTTATCTGAACAATTAAATGAATTTGAAGATAAGAACAAACAGAACTCAATAAACGCAAAAGAGGGGTGGCAAAAACGACGTAAACAAAAGGAAAAATGCGATAGCAATGCCACCGCGTCAATTCCGCAATGCGAAAACGATGGCATAATAGAATATAATATAAAAGAAGATAATATAAGAAAAGATAATAAATCTCTTAAAAAAGAAAAAACAGAAAAAGTTTTTTCAGAGGATATTAAATTAATTTATGAAAAGTCACTTTCTTTTTTTTCTGAAAATTTACACCCTAAAAATCCAAACGACTGGATGAAGTGTATTGACGAATTAATTAGAATCGATAAAATACCAGCCGAAATAATTTTAGAAGCAACACAAAGGGCGCGCTCGGATTCTTTTTGGAATGAAAACTTTTTATCGTTAACCAAGTTAAGAAAAAAAAATCCAGAAGGAATACAATACATAGTCGTATTTTATGAAAAATTTTTAAAACAAAAACAAAATGGAATCAATAAAACAAATAATGGCAAAGGAGTTACAGACGACGAACTTGCAAGAACGCTCCATGAGCATTTTATCAAGCAACGAGAGCAGAACGGTTCTAATTGATAAACAAAGTCATTTTGAAATTAGTTGTTTTGGTGGTGAAATGTCTGAAACGAATCAGTTAAAAGAGGTAGCAAATGTAAAATTAGCTTTTCCTGCGCTTCCAAATGGATTTTATTTGATTTTATTGGATCGAGTTAGAGAATTGAAAATTAGTGATGAACGCTTGAAATTTGCGGTTGGCCATGTGATTGACAATTGTGAATACCCATCACCAACTATTGCGCAATTTATCGGATTTGATCGTAAAATCAAACTCTACAATCAACAGCAAATTTTGAAAATGAATGATGATGTACAAGGCATTGGTAAATTTTACAAATTAGTTCGGTTAATCGGTCAAAGTAAACCTCTCTACGCTCACGAATCAGATATTGAAAAATATAAACTAGAACTTTGGTCAACATGTCCAAAGTGTAAAAATTTAACCGCACAATTTAATCACTTGCAAGGTAAACGGAATTGCGCTTGTGGTGAAATGTGGTAAAAATAAACAAATAAATTATGTCATTACAAATTCATTTTAAAACAAAGTACGATTTATTTTTAGAATCAAAAAATTACGAAGTATCATTTAGCTGGATTGATGGTTTTTTGTTTTATGAGTTATTTACTCAATTATCAATTTTAAAGCCGTCAGATCAACAAAAAAATATTGCTTGGGACAATGCTAAAAAAACGTGGAAAGATTGGTATATGCCTACTGAAAACAACCCACGACCAAACAAGCTAAGATTTATTAACCAATCCAAACATTTACTATTAAAAGATTTTGTTTTTTGCATGGCCGAAGACTTTGATTTTTCTAATGAAGTTATGGAAAAATTAGGATTATAAAAAAATATTAATTTATTTTCAAACATAACTAATTGACTTTCAGCAAGTGTTAAAATTTTAACATAATATTTAAAAAATAACGTTATTTAATGACACTTAATTAAAATAAAGTTTGTAGATTTGTTCAAACGAAATTAAACAACTAAAAAAAATACATTATGAAAACGCCAGAATATTTTATCACAAACAAAAAAGTTTACGCAGGACATTACGATGTTACAGTTACCGATACGATGAATAATATAGAAGTCACCTATACCGAAAAAGACATGGATTTAATCGATATTATTAATGACGAGGCAAATTATGATTCTGATGAGGCTTGGACCGCTACTCAAAAAATTATTGCTAATTCAGGAATCGAAAATTAAACAACTTTAGTTTACCAAACCCACCCCCGTAACGACACTTTAAGAGAGTGGTTCGACGGGGTTTGGAGGTTAAACGAAAAAAATACATTATGAAAGATTTAAAAAACATCCAACCGAATTGGGAAAGTTCAAAGGTTTGGCACGTAAAAGATGGTGAGTTTACAGACGAATTTTATGCCTGTGATATTGAGGATCGAGATTTAAAATTAACCGTTCAAATATTTGCACCAACTACCGAAAGTCTAAACGATTACAGAGATTTTTTATTAAATGCATTATTAACTAGAAACGAAAACAAATAAATTATGTCAAAAACACACTTTAAAAAGCTACGCAATCCAGACTATTTAGGATCATGGGATTTGATAGATGAAAATGGAACGGTTAAAAATAGAGCGTTCACCATTACAGGAGTAAAAAAAGAGATGGTTCACGATGGTAAAGGGGGTAAAGACGAATGCGTTGCCGTATCGTTTGAAGGATCAAAGCCTATGATTATGAATAGCACGAATTTAAAAACAACGGCTAAGATCATGGATTCGCCTTTTATTGAGGATTGGATCGGTAAAAAGATCGAGATCACAATTGAGAAAGTAAAAGCATTCGGCGAGATTCATGATGCTTTGAGAGTGGTTAAAACTAGCTTTGTTTTGACACCGCTTCACCCGAAATGGGCAAGCGCAAAAGATTCAATCAGCAAAGGGCTGGTAAAAATAGAACAAATTAAAAAACAATACACGCTTTCAGAAGCGGACGAAAAACTATTGACAAATGGAAATTAAGGAATTTAAAATTAGATGCTCAGCGATTGGCAAGATAATGACTAATCCAAGATCAAAAACTGAAACACTTTCAGAAACGACAAAAAGCTATTTAGAGGAATGGCTAAAACAAGAACTATACGGAACACGTAAAGAAATCAATTCAAAGTACCTATCAAAGGGCTTAGAAGTGGAAGCGGCGGCAGCGGATTACTATACAACCGAGAGAGGTTTAGGATTCATTTTGCAGAACATGGATCACTTTGAAAATGACTATTTCACGGGAACGCCTGACTTACTTTTGGCAGATGAAGTAATTGAGATGAAAGCTAGCTGGGATTGTTTTACCTTTCCTTTATTCGACAACGAACCAGACAAAGGGTATTGGATGCAAGCGAACGGATACATGCACCTAACAGGAAAGAAAAAAGCCAAGCTAGTGTTCACGCTTCAAAATACGCCTGATGAATTGGAATACAATGAGCCTGTTTCATACGATCATTTGCCTAGTAATTTACGGATAAAAGAATTTGAGTTTAATTATGACGAGGAATTTATCAATGAAGTGATCGAGCGTGTGAAACTTTGCCGTGACTATATCCAATCTTTAATCATTCAAATCGAATCTAAGCCATGAATAAACTAATTTACGACAACGAAATTGATGAGGTGAATGAAATCGCCTTAATACTTGACGGATTGATTAAACACGAGGATAAGGACAAAATCAATAACCTTATTTCAAAAATCGAATTACTTGATAGTTTGGTGGACCGTTTGAAGGTCATTCAGTCAAGCAAATTAACACACGGGTTTTGTCCGTGTTGTGGCAAAAGAGAAAATTAATAATAAACAAATCTAAAAAACATGGAAACTAAATTTATCAAATTACCTAGTCAGGTTGCAGCACAAATAGAATTGGAAGTTCAAAACACGTTTAACCGCATTCCGTACGTTTCACACGCAATATCAGAACGTCATTGGATGAATGAGTTGCAAGAGCAAAAAGCGATAGCATGGTTTAGGGAGCAAGAACTATTAACACAAATCGAACAACTTAAAAGACAGATTAGATGACACCAAAAGAAAAAGCACAAGAGTTAGTAGATAAAATTTATAATTACACAGTGGATGTTTTTATATTAAGCACATCATTAGAATGTTCTAAACAATGCGCACTAATTGCAGTAAATGAGATAATAACCGCATTGGATGAACATCAATGGCAAAACAGAAATGTGATTGAATTTTATTTTTCTGTTAAACAAGAAATTGAAAAGTTATGAAACAAACAGCAGTAGAATGGTTGGTTAAGGAATTTGATTTGACCTCACAATCTGAAATAATAAAAAATGTAGTTGAACAAGCAGAAGAAATGTTTAAGGATCAGATCATGGATGCTTTTTACGAAGGTATGAATTGCCAGAACTTTGATCCGAATAAAGGGAGGTCAGAAATATACTACGATGAAATGTTTAAAACGAAATAATATGAGAAGTTACAAAAAAGAATTAGAAGTGATTGCAGGCGATTTGTTGAATCAAAACGCTTCTGCAAAAGGTAATGAGAATAAGCCGAACTATTCTAATCGTGATTTTATGAATGCTATAATTATTTTTCAAACGGCATTGATGGATAAAATGTTTGATAATCAAAATTATGATGGTATGGAACTTGATGATCGCATGAAAATGACACAAAGTTGTGGAATGGAATTACGCAAGTTAATACATACCTACACAGGTTTAGACACTCACAAAATCGAGGAGTTTCTTTAGGGTTGCTTGACATTAGGTGCTGTTATAAGCCGTTTTTAATCAAATTGTTATGAACATAAAATTAGATTTAAGTAAATTTTCCCTTCGAGAATTAATCGAAATGAAAAAAGAAGTTGATAAGCATTTGAAATTTAAAATGTTTGAGGATAAAATAAGGATAGACCATTGCGATATTTCAGCACGAGCATACAACTCATTGAATTTTAATGGTATTTTTTATCTTGAAGATTTGGCAAAAATGTCAATAAAAGAGTTTTCAGAATTAAAGAATGTCGGGAAATATACTGTGTCAGAATGTACTGAAATATTAGAAGTTCACGGAATGAATTGGCGTTCTTAAATGGCTTATAACACAAAAGTAAGCATCCGTTATAATTGTGCTTACTGACTGTTATCCGCTGTTTTAATAGCGGAACATATTTTAAACAATTTAAAAACAAATAAGATATGAAAGTAAATCAAATAATATTAGGCGCACCAGCGATACCAGCTTATATGAAGTTTAACGTTGATGGTTATTTATTTGGAAGGAACACTAGGCAATGTCCTAAACCGTTCGAGCATTGGACGGAATTACAATTTATAGCTAAGTCAGGCGGTGTTTACCATGTGATCGGTAACGGTGACAAAGTGTTAATCGTTTCGATTCAGATGAAAGACAACTGTTAAAATTTTAACACCTTAGCAAATTTTTAACGTATTAATTTATTGTTGATTGTGTTGGAATAGGTATATTTGATTAATAAAATAATATGAACAAACCAATGACAAGCGCAAAGCTATTTGACCGAATGCTGGGATGTATTCCAAATGATCCAGAACATGACAATTTGCGCAAAAAGTTATCAATTTGGAATGGGTTAGCGAATCACGTACTATTGGATGAACTAGCTCGTGAATCAATTTATGAAAAGATACTAAACGATTTTATTGAACCGCCTGTAAAAGAATGGGAGATTGAACTGATACAACTATTTATTGGGGATTGGATCGCTTACAATTCCATGATGACAAAGGAACTTAGAAATAAGTTTATTAAACTAGAAAAATTAAAATAATAGTAACAATTAAAAAAAAAACAAAATGTATAAAAAACAAGGTACAATTATCGCAATCGGTGCGATCAAGCAAGTGAGTGACAAATTCAGAAACAGAACCTTTGCCGTAAAGGATGACAGCAACTACCCTCAGTCGATTCAATTTGAATTAATACAGGATAGAGTTGATTTGATCCAACCGTTTCAAATTGGTGACAAAGTTGAGGTTAATTTTGTGGTGAACGGTCGTGAGTGGACTGATCCTAAAATTGGCGAGGTTCGTTATTTTAATTCGCTGGTGGCATTATCTTTGTTAAAGGTGGGCGAATCTACTTATAACAGTTCTGAAAGTCCTCAGCCTAGTTTAAAAGTGGAAAACGAACAAGATTTACCATTTTAATAAATTGGAACAATGACAATAGAACTAATCTTTGCAATCTTAATCCTAGCCGCCTTATTAATTTTGTTGGTCATTGTGTCGCACATGGCTATTGAAACTAAAAAGCGACTGGATGAGGTTTGCAAAGAGGTGGAAAAAATTAAATCTAAAAAAAAATAACAACGAACGATATTTTTACGTACATTGCATAAATATTTGAATTAAGTTGACCGTAGAAGTGCAATATTACAGCCACATTCTCAAGTGTTCACGCTACTTTGATAGGGTGAACTTTCAAGACTTGGCTCAAAATGTTTGTGTTCGGTTAATTGAAAACAGATTAAAAGCAGTAGAAGTAGAGAGAGAGGGTAAAATTAAAGCGTATATTTTTATTATCGCTAAAAATGAATACCTGGCCGAAAGGATTCAAAGCACAATTGATTTAGATTCGATTCAGGTTGTTGATGAATTGGAGTTTGATTATAAAAAGGAACTTGAAGATTTGATAATTGAAAAGAAATTGCCTTTTATTGATCGCCTTTGGGTGGAAGCCTTTTTAAGTAGAGATTTGAATGCGAGCTGGCTTCAAAGTGATTTAAAGATTGGTCGGCATTGTGCCAAAAGAAGATTAAAACACGTAATTGATAAATTGAAATGATAACGAATTTTGTATTAATATTGACCGCACTTTACATTTATGAGCGTGAAGCCATAGCAAGACTATTTAAAACACGTCTGGACTTCAAACCGATTAATTGTGTGTTTTGCCTTAGCTATTGGATTGGATTGGTTTTTGCTTGGTTTCAAATGGAATTGCTATATTTATCCATTCCTTTGATTTACCGAATTATTCAAGTTAAACTTTTAAAATAAATTATGGAAACACAAAACACAGAACCAAAGAAACCAGAAGGCGGTTTTTTCGGCACATTATTAGCTATTACAACCCTAGTATTAGCTGGCTATTTAATCTACCAATCTATTAAACTTTTATCGCTTTAGTCATGGGATTTTTAGAAGATATTAAACCATACATTCCGTACATAGATTTGTATCACAAAGGTCGACAGATGCCATCGTATGAGATTATGTTGAAGATTAGCAAGGTTTACGATCAGTTAAGAAAAGATGAATCTGTGAAGATATACGGATTTCAAAATAACGATATAGCAACGACTGATCTAGGTTGTTCGTCCTGTATTTCGGATATGATGAATAACTTACGTAATTGGATTGTAGAAAAATCAAAAGCGATTGCAAAGCCAACGGTTGAATTTAAAGGTGTGACAATGAAATGGGGTGAATTTAAAAAGTATTGTTCTTCAAAAGGGATCAATATTAAATCAAAGACTAGGGTTGAGTTAATGGCTGAACTTAAAAATTTGTAGGATGATTGATTTAAATATAATGAATTTAGGAATTAGGAAACAGACAAAAACGTGGCATTCTTCAAATAAAGACCCGTATTGGTTTATTCGTGACTATTGGTATTTATTTGATATTAATTATGAATACCTAGGTGAAAAAAAAGGATGGCACAAATACCGTTATGAGTTTAAATATTTCAAACCGATTTACTTTAATTTTTCCTTTGGACTTATCCAAATTGTCAATTTCTTAAATGATGATGGAACAGTTGTAAAAAAGTTATACAAAAAATCAATGCGAAAAGTTTCGTGTTTGAATGGTAAAGATTTTATTTATTCCAAATGAGCAAACCGTTAACTAATGAAAATGCTAACTCCTAAACAGGAAAAATTTGCGCAGCTTGTTGTAAGTCTTGGGAATCAATCTGAGGCTTACAGACAGGCTTATGCTGTTACAAACAAAGATGCGGATTGGATTAGGATTAAAGCGTCCCAGCTTTGTGCTGAGGATAACATACGGTTAACTATTGACCAACTCAGAGCTGAAACAAAAAAAGCGCACGGCTTGGATCGTGACAAAATTATTCGTTATCATTTGAACATGATCGAAGCATGGGAAGAACTTTGGGTACTTGGTAAGCGAAATGATTTAGAGAAAGACGAAAAACAAAGATTCTATTTATTAAAGGAATTGGTAAAGGGATCGGATTACAGAGGTTCACTAGCTGAAATCAGCAAATTAACAGGAATGTACGAGCCTGACAAAGTTGAAATTAAAGACACAAGCCACACTTCAAATTGGGGGAGCTAATTCTATATAAACCCCATCCGAAGCAATTAGAGATCCACGAAGCTATTGATAGCGATGGAAAGTATTTCATTGTTTCAATCGGTAGGCAGTTCGGTAAAACGATGCTAGGGCAAAATCAAGCCCTAAAATGGTGCGTTGAAAATTCATGGAAAGTAGGTTGGATTTCACCGACTTATAAGCAATGTAAGAAAGTATTTAAAGAAATAGTCAGGGCGTTGGGAAAATGTCCCTTTGTTTCACGGATAAACCACTCCGATCTAATCATTGAATTTAATAACGGCGGTGTGCTTATATTTTATTCAGCGGAAGCCTACGACACTATTCGAGGTGAAACGTTTGACGCTGAGGTGTGCGATGAGTTCGCATTTTATAAATCACAGGCATGGGATGAAGTTCTAAAAGCAACGGTATTAGTTCGTGGAAAAAAGGTTCTTATTATTTCAACTCCACGAGGTAAGAACCAATTTTACCGAATCTTCAACATGGCTAAAGATAACCCTAATTATAAATCATTTTTCGGCACTTCGTATGATAATCCATTTATTGACGTTTCAGAGATCGAGGATGCAAGGCGTTCACTACCTGACCATATCTTCAGACAGGAGTATTTGGCGGAGTTCCTAGACGATGGATCAAGTGTATTCAGGAATATTAACGAATGTATAAAAAAGGGCGGTGAATCGGTTAATTATTATGCTGGTGTGGATTTGGGGCGTGTTGACGATTGGACTGTTTTAACGATAGTTGACCAAGATAATAATGAGGTTTTTTGCGAACGTTGGCGGCATATGGAATGGTCAAGTATCGTTTCAAATATCGTTAAGGTTTTGAATGTTTATAAACCGCTGACTTTGATTGAATCGAACGGGGCTCAAGATGCTATTTTCGAGCAAATAAGGAACGGAATTAGTTTCTCCAAAAACAGATTAGAGCCATTTGTAACGACCTCCCAAACTAAACAGGCGATAGTTGAAAGTTTAATTGTGGGGTTCGAGCAGTTAACGCTCGGTATTATCGGCTTAGATTGGCAGTTAAACGAATTGCAGGTATTCACGTATGAATACAATGTAAAGACTAGGAATATTAAATACAGCGCACCAACGGGGTTGCATGACGATTACGTAATGTCCCGTGCAATCGCTAACCATGCACATAAAACGATGAAAAAAACAGGCTCTTATACCATAGTACAAATTTAATCAATTATATAAATTATGAAGTTACCTAATAGCTGGGATAAAATCAGTTTAGAACAGTATGCGAAGATTAGACGTATTGCTAAAATTGAAACTAAAACCGATGTCGAACGCTTGGACAATCTAATTAAGATCGTTCAGGTTGTAATGGATTGCGATCAGGACACGGCTGAAAAATTCACGTTAAAAGAGATCGAAGTATTTAACGAATTTCTTAAAACTCCGATGGGAACAAAATTAGTTACTAAATTCAAAGTAAAAAAAACACTCTTTGAAATTGAACTAAACCCAAATAATTTAACGGCATGGCGACACGCTGGAGTGATGAATGCTTTGAAGGATATAGATTCAAATATGCATTTAATTCTATTCAGTTTGTCACGCCCTTACAAATGGGTTGGTGGGGTTAAAAAGAAGTATTTCGAGTTAAAAGAATCTGAGATACCTGAAATTATAATTGCAATTAATCAATTGCCTATTTCGTTGGCTTATCCTTTAGTTGTTTTTTTTTTCAATCTCTCAAACGAACTCACAAGTTGTTTACTAGACTATTCGGAAAGCAAGTTGAAGGAGATGAACGAAAGTCTAATAACAGCAAAAACGAACTTGCAGAACGATATGGGTGGTATAAAACTATAAAGGATGTGAGCGATCAGTTAAATGAGAGCTGGGATAAAACAGGTGAAAGGAATGTAATTGATTATTTAGGTAAGTTAGAATATTTAACAATAGAGAATGAAGTTAAAATTGAAGAATACGAATTACAAAAGGCTTTAAACAAAAGATAATGGCAGGGAGTATTTTAGGGTTATCGGATAGTGATTTAATCGAGATTGGTGAAGAGAACACTATTTTAGGTGTCTTACAAGATTTTGGCAATAAATTACAAAAAGAATTAAGAGATAATTTAGATTCAAAGATAAATACTCAAACGGCACAATTATTAAGGCAAAGCATTGTTTTCGATATTACTGTTTTGGGATCAGGCTATCAATTTGAGTTATTAATGAATGACTATTGGAAGTTTGTTGATAAGGGTGTGCAAGGTGCAGGTGGTGTGATGAAAAACGGTACGGCTTGGGTTGTTAAAAATTTAAGTAGTCCGTACCGATTTAGCCAAAAGAAACCACCGTTAAGCGCATTAGCTTTGTGGTCAAATAATCAAGGAGCGAACCCGTTTGTAGTTCAAAGGAGCGTATTTCATAAAGGAACGAAAGCAACTAACTTTTTTAGCGAGGTTGTTGATAATCCTGAATTGGTAAATAATTTAATAAAAGACTTAGAAAAGGCAGGGGCTAGAGAGGTTGAAATAAATTTAAAAAACGCAATAAATGGCATTAGTAATTAAAACAGATTTAAAGGAATTTTCTCCCGTGTATAACCCTATTGAATTGGTTGTGCATCAAAACAGCGCAGGAACTAGGACAAAGCCCGATTACAAGTATGTGTTTGATATTTTCATTAATGATAACAAAGAACTTACAACTAGAACCATTAGAACTAAAGTCGCTCCCGATCCTAAACTTGGGTACGGGTTGCAGGACGTTTCTCAAATCGTGGCAAAGTTTATCAATGAGGAGATTGTAGATTATGCAAGTGACAATGGTTTCAGTTTGAGTGCGGATGGAATCGTGAAGTATTGGGTTGAAATTGGCGAAGAATATAGGCTTACTGTTGACGACCCTATTGTTGTTTATAATGATCTTATCCAAACCTCAGACCGTTATGCTTGGGGGGCTAGTTTGGAACGTCATCGCTGGATTGATTTTTTCAATAACACGGAGTACACCGATTATATTTTTAATGCTAATTACAAAGGTGAATTTTTAACCAACTTTAAAACTCCAACGGTTCAAATAACTGACTTGGGTTGGCATTGGTTTTTAACCGACACGCCTACGGATGTAGATTACATGAGAGTTGACACGTACGACATAGCAGGTGCGCTAGTTGGCACGTTTAAAGTGGTGAATGTTGCTAGTTTAATTCTAGATCAAAGCAGGTTAGTAAGGTTAGCAACCGCGCCGCAAAGTTTGAACAACATTGATAGTATTGAGTTTTCGCTGGGGGTGCAACCTGTTATCACGAATGCGGTCCATACCTATACGATTAGATGCTTCAGGAGCGACAATGTGGCAGTTGGTGAGGTATTGTCATTCACGATTCAAAACAGTTGTTTCTACGAGGTGTATCGGATTCACTTTGAAAACGAGTACGGGGCTTACGATTCGTTTAATTTTACTTTAAATAGCAAAAAGCTAGCGGAAGGTGAGCGTAAAACTTACGTTACAAACAGCCCTAATTTACAAACGTCTGGAGTAGTTTACAAACATGAGGCAGAATCAAAGGTGAATTATTACACGAAATTTACGGACAAAATTAATTTAAAAAGTAATTTCATAACTGAGGATGAGAACAATTGGCTTAAAGAAATGGCATTTAGTCCACGTGCTTATTTGGAGTTTACAGATAATTCAGGGGTGCATAATTTCAAGCCTGTTTTGATTAAGTCAACGAAATGGGATGAAAAAATGACTGACATTGATAAGCTATTTACTTTTGAGGTTGAGGTTGAATTGGCTGATAATTTTACACAACGAAGATAATGAGAGAGCAGTTATTTATTAATGGGGTTGAATTACCTTTGAGCAGGTCGCTTAACCCGTCATTTACCAAATCTATTATTGATATTCGAGAGCCTGAAAAACGAAGTTCTACTTATTCTAAAACGGTTGTCGTTCCAAGATCAAAAGAAGCGGATGACGTTTTCGGTTTTATTTTTGAGATCAATATTACAAGCGGTTCATTTAATCCAAATTTAAAAGCGGATGCACTTTATTTAGTGGATGGAATTGAACAGATACGTGGCTATTGCCAGCTGAAGGATTTAGTCAAAACGAATAATTATGATATTGAATATTCGATTGTGTTATTCTCGGAGTTCGCTAATTTATTCAAAGGGATTCAAAATAAATGGCTTGATGAAATTGAGGGGCTTGAAACTTACGATCACCTTTTCGGTAAGCAAATCCAAAACTACTCAGTTAATCAAGCTGGGGTTTATGAGATATTCGAAAACGGCGTTTTAGTTCCAGCCGCACTTGGTAAGGGTTACATTTATCCGTTGGTCGATTATGGATTTTCAACGGATGGAGCAACTTTTAAAGCAACAAAAATAGGGTGTTCAATATTTGTAAAGGAGTATTGGGATAGGGTTTTTAAGGATGCAGGATTTACGTACGAATTTACCGATCTTGATTTTGCGGATCATTTTAAACATTTGATAATTCCTTCAAGTCCTGAAAATTATTTACTCGATGCTACCGAAATTCAAGAGCGAGAATTTCAAGCAAACACGCCTGTGTTGTCAGTCACCAATACAACGACATCCACAAACATAACCAAAGATGCTTGGAGCGCTGACGATACGATTAAATTCACGAATGAAATAATTGATCCAGGCGGCGTTTATAATCCAGCCACGGGAGTATTTACCTGTTTAGATAAAGGATATTATGATTTTGCTACAACTCTAAACATCACATCATTTTTTATTCCGTCAAGTGGTGGCACGGTGAACTCGGTTGGTTATGTTGATTTTAAGGCGAAAGTTATTTTTTTCGATAATAGCGCAGGAACGACAACGGTAATCGAAGAAGATGGATTTAGAATTTATCATAATGGGTTTACAACAGGAACAAGGCAGTCCAATACTCCGAGTACCTACCCTGATAGCGATTATCAAAAAGTTTATCCGTTTCCTGTAGGAATGATTGACCGATTTAATGATGTTCCTAATCAATTATTTTTATCGTTGTCAAACCTTAATTTAAACACTTTAGACACGATCAAAGTAGTTTGGTCGGCGAACTACAAAACAGATTACGCTGGTTATTTTGTAAATGGCGGTGGTACTTATTCAAATGGGAATGCTAGGATTGACATTTCGGTTGGAAGTTTTTTGAATAAAGCAACGAACACAGGCATAATTGAAAGTAATATTTTGAAAGTTCGTAAATGTATTCCAAAGGTAAAACAGACTGATTTTCTGTTAAATTACATCAAAGAGTATAATCTTTATTTTGAGATTGACCCTAATAAAACGAATCATTTTCTAATTGCACCTCGTGACAATTTTTATACAAATAATGTCGTTGATTTGAATGGTTTAATTTCAATTGATAAAGGAATTATTTACGAACCTATTGGCGCACTTGATGCCAAAGAATATCTTTTCAAGCACAAAGATGACGAGGATTATTTGAATGTTCGCTATCGTAATTCATGGCAGGAAACATACGGACAGCGTGAAGTTACAGCGGTCAACGAATTTACAGAAAAGACAAATAAAACCGAAGTTTCTGCAAGCCCTACACCGATGGCCGACAATGGCACAGGTAACAACCGTGTGATTCCTACTATTGTACAAGTGGATGAATTAGGGCAAAAGATAAGCACCAAACATAATTGGCGAACGCTTTACTACGGTGGGCAAAAACCAAACCAAACGGCTTGGCTTCATGAGAGTGAAATTTTTGCATCTCAGTATTTTCCAACCTACCCATTTGCAGGACATTGGGATGATCCGTTTAACCCGACATTGGACATTAATTTCGGATTGGTTCGTGAGGTTTATTATTATGATTTAATTAGTCCGATAGTTGTAACGGATAACAACCTGTACAATAAATATCATTCTAAATTCATTCGAGAAATAACAGACAAAGACAGCAAGATTGTAAAGGCGTTTGTCAACATGGATGCTTTTGATTTTAATCAATGGCGGTTTAGTGACCTTTATTATTTTGATAACGCTTATTTTCTACTAAATAAAATTGATGGATTCAATCCAACAAACAACGATTTGACTAAGGTAGAATTTATGAAGCTGAAAGAGGTTTCACCGTTTAAACCAACCTTAACAGAAGCGCAAGGTGATGGCGTATCATTTGAGCCAAATACTGAGGATGGTGTAGGTGGCGGTGGCGGTGTTATGCAAGTGGAGTACATGCCATTGAAAGGGATCACGCAAGGCATTAAGAAAGACACGAACAATTACAACTCTCAAAGCGGAACGGTAAGCGGAACGAACAATTTGATAAGCAAAACGTCTTATTACGTTTCAATCGTTGGAAGTAATAATACGGTTCTAGGATCATGCCAAAATATCAATTTAATCAATTGTAATAATAATGTGATTGAATCGGGGTTGTTTAATGTGTCGTTGATTAACTCCAATAATTTAACCATAAAACAATCAAACGTAAATTACATTAATGGCGTGCAAGTTCAAGAATCGACTACGAGCGTTGTAACGGTAACGGCAAACAGAGACATTAGCCCAAGCGTGACAACTTACAGAGGCGATACAACGGCTGGTAGCGTGACGTTGACGTTTAATATGACAGGGATTATTTATACAAAGGGGCAAATTTGGAACTTTAAAAAAGAAACCGCTCCAAACTCGTTTATCATTTCAGGCGGTGGAACGGCAACCATAGATGGGGCAGCAAATAGAACATTAACAGCAATTGATTCCGTGCTAAACATTCAGTATGTAGGTGGAACAGAATTTATAATTATTTAGACAAATGGAAGAAGCAGTAATAAGGATTGGAATTGATTCAGGGAACTCAAATAAAACGCTTGGCGAAATACGTCAAGAAATCGCAGGAATTGAAACGGCTAGCGAAAAAGTTGGTGACAATTTATCTGAGGGAGTTAATAGGGTAACGAACTCTACAAAAAGTTTAAAAGCCCAGCTTCGCCAAATGAAAGTTGATTTGGCTAATTTACCCGAAGGGAGTGCGGAGTTTAGGAATTTAGCGGCGCAAGCTGGTGAATTAGAAGATCGAATTGGTGATGTGAACGCTCGTGTACGGGGTTTAGCTAGTGATACTAAAAGACTAGACGGGTTAATGGGAGCAGGTCAAGCAATCGCAGGAGGTTTTCAAGCGGCGCAGGGTGCAATGGCTTTGTTTGGTTCCAATAGC